CATCAAACATTTCAGGCGTCTTAATCTGGATCTCAGCAACAATCTTCTTGCCGGTAGCCGGATCATCAACCAGGACATTCATCTTCCGGTCAAAGTAACCAGATTCAGGTATGCGCTGCCAACCTCGGTCGATAGTCGTGTACATCTGGCCTATTTGACTCACAGCCTCTTCTGCCTGGTCTGCAGTATCTATGTAAATCGTTGTTCTTACGCCATCGGTGAAGTCTGCCGGCGCCAGGCCCTTTCTCTCAACCTTGGTGGCTATGCTTTTCGGCGTCTTGACCTCAACATCAAACTGGCTGCCATCTTTTAGGTTGATAAACTTATCAGCTTTCTTGCCACCAACTGACTTAGCCACTGAGTCAATGTTAGCCTGGAATGAAGGGTTCACTGTGTTAGCTCGCTGGACCATGGCTTCAACCGAATTAAGATCACCTTGCTGCCGTTTAAGTGCAGCCTCAATCTCTCTCACTCGCTCAATACCCAGCTCCTGGAATACAGGGGTGGTTCTGATCGGACCATCTACCTTGGTGCCCTGCTCAATCGCTGCAACTAACCTGGCGGCATCAATGGCTTCAACACCATCACCTACCCTGGCAACATCCTGGGGCAGATTATCAATTCCACCGGTCAGCTTCATGGCTTTTCTAAGTGCGCCTGGTGCCTTCAACGCGGTCCCCAGCGTAGCTCCGAGCGGCGGAATCACGTAGGTCGCATCACCCAGGACGCCTAACGCCTGCAGCGCAGGATCTAGGATGTTGCCCTGGCGAATGTTCTCCAGGATAGAAGGATTGTTTTCGGCATCAAATATATCGGTGAGACCTGTATCAGACGATGGCATTCCAGGCATATTACCGGTAGCATCAACAGTCGCTGCCCCAGGAAGTAGTTGCGCTGCAAAATACGCAGCCTGCTCCTCAGTCAGAAAAGGATCACTCTTCTCTTCGGGATCGCGCATCATATCACTGACGCTGCCCCCAAGGTTAAAAGCGAATATGTCGATATCGTCTCTATTCACCTAATAATCACCTCGTAAGTAAATGCCAAAGGGCAATTGAGACAAATACGACAACTAGCGCTAAGCCTTTCCAAGTGTCGGGGTCTCTCCAATCATCCATTGCATCACCTAAATGAATCGTCTGGGCCCACTATCGGCCTCATGAAATTTTCGGTGCCTGGTTCAGATTCGGATCTAGCCACCCTATTATCAAAAAAATCTACTGCTTCATAATAATCCATGTCGCTCTTTTCAACAAGCAAAGCGATGCAGCGGTCACGATCTCCAGGACCATCTCTAAAGTCAGTCATTAACCAGGTACACTTTAGTCAGTTGGATTAGGATCTTTGTAAAGGGCCTCAACAGTGCCGATCCTTATTGTGAGCTCATGAACACGGTCCTGCATTTCCCGCAGCTCGGACAAATCTCTATCAAGGCCCTCAATCATCATGTCTTGCCTGGCATCTGCCGGCAGAGCACCTAGCTGGCCCCTGGGCCAAAGGATGCGAAACTCAGAGTTGGACTTGATCTCAACATCGGTTAGCTCAATCTTATGCTCCAGGGCAGTCAATCGAGACTCAACCGTAAAATACGCCATGGTCGATACCGCTGTAAAAGCAATCATTGCCAGGAGGTTTTTAAGTGGAATGGTGAGAGCGGTATTCTCGTTGAGCTCGGTCATTACCGTTTCCTATAGGTCCTGGTCTTGCCAGCCACCTTCTTGGGCTGAGCGCTATGCTGCTTACCCTTCTTTGTATCCGCTCGCTTCTTCCTGGTAGTCGCTGCATATTCCTTGTCGGACAGCGCCTTGATAGCCTTCTTCGGTAAATAACGCTCACCGGTTTCAGCGCTAGGCTTACCGGACTTCGTGGTCCATTTCTGTTTAGTCCACTTCTTCAGGGACTTTTGGGGTTTCTTTAATGCCATTATTTTTTATAGCCTCCCCCCGCCTTCTTATATTCAGAAGCCAGCAATTGAGCCTTCCTGGCAGACCATTGACCCGCCTTTCCGCCCTTAGTACCAGCCTTGATACGATTGAACAGGTTTTTACGCATTGTGGGCTTAGTATAATTGCCCGAAGCATTCACCGTCGATTTTTTTTTGACCGCCATAACTACCCTCCTTAAAGTATTTACCCAATAGTATAAACCATTGGTCCAAAGTCATTACCACGGTTTGCGCGTTGTCGCGCTCGAAACCAGGGTTGATCGCGTGAATCGGCACGCAGACCCTTATGGCTTTGTTGTTAAACTTATAGATAAGGACGGGAGTTCTGTCACCGCACGCCTCAAGCACCTGGTCCCACCAGGCGGGGGCATACCACCAGCCACTCTTATACGCCTTGGCCTCAATAGCATGACCAGGTATCTCAATGTCACACATGCCTGCAGTCTGATATTGATCGAGGTTGCGCTTACAGGTGAGGTCCTGGCCATTACCATCGACTACCCCGTTATCCGCGAAAAAAGTATTTAGGCGCTTGACCAAATCACGCTCGAAGGCAGCTCCTTTGTTGCGTGAATCAGCCATATCATCATTTCCTTTTATTTAAAAATTTGAAAAAAATTTTTCCCCCCAGGCAACCCAAACGTCCCTAGAGTTTACCCCCCTGGACAATTTGGTGTGCAAAAATTTGCACATAGAATCTGAAAGGGCAAAGTGTTTATCCATTACAGAATTTTAGTTACTGAATGTGTAAAACTCAAGTAAACCTATCCCGCTGGCCGCCGCCGCATTTAGGGGGGTGCCGCCCCAAAAAAACCAAAGGGATTCGATCTCGTTTTCTGGATCCATAGGGGTCCAATAAAATCCTGCCCTGGTGGCCCATATCCAGGCAAATCAGGCCCAATCAGCCCTGTTTGTGACCCCCGTGCTCACAGGGGGCGCGGACCAGGCTGCTCAATCCCTGGCAAAACCTGCCCTATATCACTGATTCTTATGGGAATTCCCTTTTTTATAACTTTTTTGCATATATCTGGGCACCAAAAAGAAAGAGCCCTCTTTCTTGGTTATATTCAACCTTCCCCAGGCTACCCTTTGCTTCGCAACTTGCGCTACACATCCTTGTCATCGTAGGTAGTTTTTATGCCCAATAAATCGTTCAGCCTCTCCTTGATATCCTCCTTGGTCATGCGCTCCAGGTTGGCGTTGATGTTAAGGTTTTGGCTGCGTTGTATTGACAGACCTGCCAGGCTGTTGAGCTCCTTCACCGCACTCACGGCAGCATTGTATGCGCCCTGCTCGAACGATGTCTCGGCGATATTCCATAGCATCGCACCAGTCTTTTCTGGCGTGATTGCATATTTCTCGCGCAGCTCTTCCTGGGCGATCCGCACTGCTTTTGTCACCTTCGGATGATCCCTACCGTTCAGCATCTTCGATGCGGCATTAGCTGGGAAGCTGAAGCCTGCTCTTCGAGCTGCCTCTGTCTGTCCGCATGCACCTTCGGTGTAGTGCCAGACGAACCCTGCTTGCATATCGGTAATGCCCAGCTCCTCGTCTGCGACGAATTGAATGGGCGCGTTTGTGAGCTTAGGCTTTTCCTTCTTGGGTCTGCCTAATTTCTTTTCTTCTTCAGCCATAAGTCTCCTGCCATTTTTGCGAACATCCGTTCGGCCTCACCGTGGGCCAGTGGTCTCTCGCCGTAGCTCTCTCTTTCATCTTTGTTCATTAGCCGCCACTTATTGAAATTTTCGTTATAAGTAAGCTGCTCATCATAATCAAACACATCCATAGTCTTCTCCAGTGTACAGTGTAGGGTATAGTAGGTGTCTCATAGTAAGGCTATATGACCCTATATAAACTATAAATAACTCTACTTTATACTTATATAAAACTGCTCTACCTAAAAGACTATACCCTACCCTACCTATAAAAAAACAAGCGATATATCAAGGACTTACGCATACACCTAACAGGGTACAGTGTATAGCTAATCTCATTGTATAAATTTGCATACATTATCGTGTCCACTTATACCAACTTTATACATCGACACGATACACCAATTATGCCTACCTGTACCCTGCACCTCACCCTGTCACATATCCCACTTCGGGGCCGGTGGGAAGGTGTCATCTGCGGTGACTACCGCGTCATAATCCAGGTCATATATCTTCTTGCCATTGCTATATCTTGGTTCAACACCACGATCAGCGAGCACCCTGGCAGCGTCTTTGAAGTCCGCCATCCTGGGGTTGTTGATTCCCATGTCTCTGAGCAAGTGCGTCATTTGCACTGGCTTCTTGTCTGCACTGTCAAACCGTATGTATTGTAGCAGTAGGTCTTCGACCGCGCTCTGGGTTCTAAAGAACTCGTTGCTGTCCTGCAGCATGACCCGCTCTTCACTTGTAAGGAACCAGTTACGATCTCCCTTGGCATACATCGTCTGCTTGATCTCGGCCCACACTTGTTGCATGTTCAAGCCATGGCGCCAGTCTATCTCTGTCACCGGTACAACCCAGAACCGTCTGTTGCCGCTGGTGTCGATCAAGAACTCCCTCTCATTCACACTGGCATAGAACGCTGTGCGCCGCTGGTAATTGCTAAACGCTCGGTCATAAGGTAGGCGTAACTCATCGCTGCGCTTGGTTAGGAATGCCTTGAGCTGGTCAATATCTGCACGCTTGAAGGTGGATCCCAACTCTCCGAGCTCGCATATCCAATGGCTAACACACTGCTTCACACTGTCCTTGTCCTGGGGATTCAGTGTAGCGCCTTCCAGCAGCCACTCTTTGTTCGGTGCAAGGCTGTTGAACCACTGCGTCTTACCGACCGCCTGGGCTCCCTGGAATACCAAAATACCTTCCAAATTAGCTCCGCCCTCCTCGCATGCTGCAGCAACACATCCTTGCAGCCACTTCTTCATCAGCATCTCTTTGAGCGGCTCGTTAGGACTCTTGATAGTATCCAGGAACATCTGCAGCCTGGCCTTTCCATCCCAGGGCTCACTCTCCATCCACTCCTTGACCGGATTGTACTCCCTGGCC